GGGCCCCTGACTATCGCTAGTCAGCCATCTACTCCCGCATCTCTCAGAGATGCCACAGGGTCTCACGCCTCCTCCTCCGTCCATCCCCATGGACTGATGAGCACATATGCAAAGCTGTGTTGTTTTCAGGACCAAGAAAGTGATCAGTTTTCTTGCAAGGGAACAGATTCCTACAAGCAATCGGAATCCCCACCCAAATTTTTATAGTTGCTCACCTAACAACTCCCCTAATGAGAATTTTATTATAACAGCCAATATAAAATATAAAACATGTAAATGATAAATGTTGGAGTGGTGTTTGCTAACACACCCGACGCTCGTGAACTCCAATCACCGACATCCTCCTAAATCGCTTCAAACATGATACGACAACTGTCTTGGAGAACCTTGAGAGTACCAGCTGCTCCAGTAAAGGCACAGTTCACAGCGAACTTGATTGTACCATCACTGGTTGCGTAGAAGGTTCCACTCATGGGCACCAAGGCACCACTGGCATTTCCTGCCTGGCGAGCCTGAACGTTTTGGGGCGGGCTAGTGGCTGCTGGGGTGGTTGCACCGGTGTAGGCTCGAATTATTGCTAGGAATATTTCGTTAGCACTATCACTGGCGGTCACATCAACATGAATACGGTAAGCACCTTTGGGGAGTAAGAACTCACCAGAGGTGTTCGTAATGCCAAGAGCATTGCTCCCTAACGCTTCGTTAAAGACAAGCGTGGCTGGAGTGCCGGTTGATATCGTCTGGTCTGCGCTGAGATTCCATGAAGAGGTTCGCGAGGACACAACAGTGGAGATATTCCTCTGTTTAATAAAGAAATCAATCTTGTATTTAACTTTGAGGATACCAATCTCTGAAGTAGTGCCATTATTGACAGTGGCAATACTCAAGTTACACATGTCGTAGTTTTGTCGATTGGAAGGAGTAACTCCATCCCGAACAAACTTGCGACGTCCAGTTGTGTGAACTCGAGTAGGGTCTAGTCTCAAAGTGGCGCCCGTCCAAGGAGAGCATTCAATGGTTCCAGCAGTGTTTCTTATTTCAACCAACGACACTGGGGGAGTGTCATTGCAATCGTACTCAGGACTCAGAATAACCGAGCCAGGAGTACTGGTTGAGCACGTGGGCATATAAACAAAGCGAACATCACGGATGCGATACTGCTCGTAAATAGCGGCCTTTGCACTGAGGATTGGGAAAACACTGGACATACCAGGGTTAACTTGTAATGTAGTGATTGTGGGAGAAGCTGAATTAGTTCCAGTCACAGACTGGATATGATCCACCTCAAACCCATTCTCAGAGGCTGTCACATTCATCATACCAACGGCAGCAGGTGCAGTGTACCTAGCATTGGTCTGATTGGTCTGAAGCACCTGATTGGGAGTCAGGAGCTTCTTGTTGCGATTAGCCTGTAAGACTTGATTTGGTGTAAGTAATTTCTTGTTATTTACCATATTGAAAAAGAGAATATAAACGTGTACTTTCGGGTACCGGCCTAGTGTGGAAGTGGTTGCTAATAAATCTGTAAGTAGTCAAACACTTCACAGGGAAGGGGCTGCCGCCATGTTGCGTTCCATTTCTGAAGTTCCTTCTCAATAGCTATCTGGCGATCGGGTTCTATTCCGAACGCTAAATAAAAACTAAATCGAGTTTCCTCCGAAACCGGCTTGTTATGCTTACTCATCCGTAATGCCATAAATCTCATTCCACACCACTCCTCGGTTTGGTCTATTTTACCATTACCAGCACGAAGCAAGCAACGATAGTACTCCCCAAGGATAGGCATATCTCCAGCCAGAGCCAATCCGCAGTCAGCAATGCTAGAACGTGCGGTTGCCCACGCTTTGGCATTTGATATTGCCTTTGTGGTCACGAGATCTTTAGCTAGAGATGTGTGAACATTCCTAACCATAACATAGCTATCACCATCATACACGGGTTGTGATTGACAGAATTCCACTCTTTCAAGCTCATACACAGGATCTTCCACTTTCATGTTAAATCCCATGTCCAAGAACCAGGTACCTAAGTCCCTAATTCGGTCTAGCTTTCGCCTCTCAAAGAAGACAACACAGTCGTCTCCATTGTTAATGAGGCTAAACTTCCCTACCTTGGCGTGCTTCAAATAAGCGTAAACCATCGCACACATCAACAAGCAGTTCCCAAGGGCCGTATTCATATCTCCACTCATACGACAACCCCTGGTTCGATACTTTATTGTCCCATCTGCTGTGCGCCCGTATCCTATATTGTCAATCTGCCAATTTAGTAAGCGAGCGAGCTCAGGGTCATTCTTATACATTTTAAGGTATATTGAATGTTCCCATTGCAAAGCAATGTCCGACACATGTTGGTCAAATCGAGATGCATCCAATCCCACAGCCACAGGATTGTGATAACGTCCCCATTTGTCCGCGATGAGTCTTCCAGTCTCCGCAGCATTGAGTCCCTTGTTAACGGTGACCTCCCCAAACACACGTGCAATGCAATTATACACAACGTGCTCAACGGGCTTAAGGTATATTCCAACAGCAGCATTATACACCGGGTGACGTGGTTGTATCACCCGTGGTGCTGGATCAGGTTTCGCAGTGAAATTAATTTTCTCCGCTTTCACGAAACTACTCAAATACGCATGTTTACGTTCAACTCCACCCTGACGGAGTACGTCACACGCTCTAGCATAGATTGTCTTCTTGCGACCCTTGTACAGTCCAATGAATTCATCAAAGGTGACAGGGGTGGTCGAGGGAAGGAATCGTTGCAGGTGTGTCTTAAACATAGATAAGCGCTCATTGAATAACTCGCGACATGGATACGGTGGGGGTGCAAATCCGTCATTCGCTTTGACGAAGAAAACCCTCTCCAATATCGCCCTTTCCAGTGCATTACAGTTACTGTTGTGGACTCCGTAGTTTATGTTTGGCCCGATTTGTATCAAACTATAAATTCTACGGACTTTGGGTATCCCAGACAGTCTTTCGACGGCCATTTTGGGTGCGACACCGCCTACGAACCTAGATTCATAGGCTGGCCCAACATCCTCGGGATGGAGAATGCTTTTGGTGTCCACACCTCGTCGGACCGCTGGGCCCCCTCATGCAGCGAACCCACTCACCCGCTTATGGCCCTGGCCGGTGAGTGTTTGCCACCACGAACGTGTGGGGGCAGGTTCCTCTGCAAAGAACTCACACCTCCTTGTGTAAGCCCTGGACGCACGGAGTCTCTGAACTTCTACATCAGCATTACTTGGGATGAAAACAAGCTCAACGCTCATTTCGATATCCCTTGCAATGTGAGAAGGTCTATGACCATGTTCTTCCATATATTTCCTCAGAAAATCCCGTACGGCAAGTTGATTAGCTTTACTGCGTTGCGGCAGTCCGAATCTAGCCTTGGCCACCCTTGCACAGTGACCAATAAATCGACGTCTGTTCTTAGCAGACCCACCAGGAGACATAAGTTTGTCATCAGCGTCCCAATCGTCCGCTTCATCTAACAAACCGTTAGCTTGTTCCTCCTCCTCTTGGGCCAAGCCACGTTGTCGTGCGAAAATAGTTTTCCACGTTCGACAATGAGCGACTGACTTAGCATCCAGAGGGACATGCTTAGTGGGCACGGCCGGGGATTCAATCTCTGGGGTGTCAGAGACTTCCTCTTTGGCGTCCTCCGTGTCCACTGTCTCGGGTATTGCAACAGTGTGATCGATTTCCTCCAATTCTTCTCGGGGCCTAACTGGTTCGAGAGGGCGGATCAGGCTCTCTCTAGCTTTGGCGGCCAGAACAGTTTCTTTGGCGAGTTGAAGACTCCCCTGAGTCGACAATACGCAAAACATGGTTGGGGGCGGTGAAATGACTTCGGATTATAT